CCTCTCTCGCCTGAGGGAGTGGGCAAATCACAGGGGATCGTGCTATAATGCGGGGGAGTTGCGCGGTGATCCCGCAACGATTCCGCTGGTTTATGTCCACACTTCTACAAGGGAGAGGGTATTCGAATTTAATTAGAACTACCCAGGTCTAAGTGGGATCCGGCCCTACCATGCACAGATGAGCAATCCCATGAGACCCCCCGTTCGGCCTTTGACGCACGCTGCCGCTGTGCTCGAGGAGCTGTCCCCCGATGGGTTCTTTCACCTAGAGGGACAGCGTCTAGAGGCGCATGTAGCTTTGCGCAATGCGCTACGCACACCGGAGGGTTTTGGGAAGATGACTCAGGAAGTGGATTGGGAGTTGCGACCGGCCGTGGTGATTAAGGGAGAGTTCTCTGTAGAGCCTCGGTACAGGAATGCGCGTGGTAGTGCGCTGGCGGCAACCACCCATGGCGCCGTGGTGGCGCGGGTGCGATCAGGAGTGGGTAAGAAAGTGGCGGGCCATGCGTATCAGTTGATGCCCGGTCTGCTTACTGCCCCCCACGTAGATTGCACGAGGGAGGTTACAGCTCAGCGCATGCGGACCCATTTCCTCGCCTCCGCAGGGGCGGAGATGACGGTTGGGCGCCTGGCCATGTCCCTACCTAAGAAGGAGAGTGCTCAGGTGGCAACATCTGTCTCTCTCCTGATGGCGCAAGGAGGGATTGGGCCAATCGAGGCTGAGGTCGCCGTCCGGAGATGTGGGCTGGACCTGATTGGCGGGTACCGGGTTGATAACCAGGTGATGTCATTGAGGCCCAGGCCCTTTCCTCTGGTTCCCGCTGAGGGAGAGACTGGGGTGAGCATCAATGCTCAGTCCAGCAACGGCTTTCCTGTAGGAGGCAAGTGGTCTCAGGAGGAGACCAGGCCCCCGATTCTCGGTATGGCTCAGACCATCCTGCGTGACTTGAGGGACAGGTCGGGTCGTCCGCGCAACAGGGATGAGAGGCGGATGCGCATTGGAAACTGGGTTGCAGAGGAGATGCGAGCTCGTCCCTCGTGGTGGCTGTTCTTGGGGAAGTGCAAGGCAGACCACTACAGCGAGGCTAAGCTCGAATATGCTCGCATGCGGTTCTACAATGTCGTGCCCCGTCAGCTCCTGTTGGTGCTTCAGACCGCTACTCAGCCTTTTGAGAAGGCGGCCCTGAATCTCACGTGTAACAACTGGGATTGGGCGGATTCGAACGATGTTCGAACTGCACAGGGGGTGTCGCTTGCTCGAGGTGGAGCGGACAAACTGGTCGCGTCGCTGGATGCCCTGGCAGAGCGGTCTCCGGCTATGGTTGGATACACCCACTTGGGGGATGACTCCTTTGTTGGGCTGACCACAGCTTTCGGAACCGCACTGTTCGCCTTGGACTGCACGAATTTTGACCTGACCCAGAACGCCGGGGTGCTGTGGGCCGTGCACGAGGCCATTTCGACGCAGTTGGCCGTGGTGGACGCGGACGTGGCAGAGTTGTGGCTGTCCCTGATTCGGGGGCGGTTGACGCTGGTGTCTGGTACTCAGGTGCGGTTCATGCGGCACGGGGGACCTTCAGGGTTCCCGTTGCAGAGCAAGGTGAACGACGTGCTCATGGAAGTCTTGCTTGCTCGGGTAGAAAAGGCACTGGTGGAGTTCGTGGTCGAGCACGCAGGTCCTTGGCAGCAGTCTTGGGAGGTGCGTGAGCGGATTGTGCGGGATGTGGTCCGCACCGAGGGTGAACGGTTGGGCCTTACGGTCCGACTGGAGTCCTTCCAGGTGGTGGAGGGTGCACACAGCATCCGTGACCACCTGGCGCTACGACCTTTCAAGTTCGCGGGATACTACTTCTGGGCTGATCCTCAGAAAATGGGGAGACCAGTGTATGTATTCAGCGATCTGCCTCGGGTGCTCACTCAGATGCAGTACCCCAACCTGAAGAGAGTTGAGGACCGACGGGAGTTTGCGTTGCTTGAGGCGGTGCGGGTGGGGTCAATAGCCCTGGGTTTGGGCGTGCCACACCCCGCCTACTCAGAGGTCTGTGCCGACGTGCGTAGGAGGGCAGCCGCTTTGGTGGACGCCCAGGTGCGATTGTTCGGGCCAGACAAGACGCTCAGTGAGGACGACTACACGTGGGCCCAGGCGGACAATCCGCTGGGGCCCAGACCGGAAGCTTCCTTGGGGGGCCTGCGAAGGGCGATGGATCGGTGGGAGACTATCTGGAAGGCTGAAGAGATTCACTTGTACGAGGCTGCGAGGCAGATGCTGAGTAGGGAGTACCAGGACCGGTCTCTGGATTGGGCCGACCAGGTGGAGGAGGACGAACGGGAACTCAGGGGGAGCTCCGCCTTGGTACGCATTGATAAGATCATTGCGGCTCCCAGGGCAGGAGCGCAGCCGAAGCCTGTTCGGAAGCCTCCGTCCGTCGCCGCTACGCACCCTGCCACTCTGGCCAATGACGGGAGACCGCCCCCCACGGTGTTGTGGGGACCGGACAAACAGCCTTTGACTCAGGAGCGGACTGTGGCCCTGATGGGCTTGAAGAGCCGACGCGCCCTGCGAAGGGCGAGAGGTCAGGGGTATACCCGTCTGGCTGATGAGATGGCTCAGGTGCTGTCGCACGGCGACCTGGTGTGGTCGTCGGAGGATGAGGAGACCGGCGAGAGGTTTCGCCGTGCTCGCTGAGGAGTCAAGGTCTTTTCGATACTGCAGACCCTAAAGAACAGGACTCTGGTACTGGCCACTCGGGGCTTGAATGCCGAGAAACCGCAGTTTACTGTCCAGATGAAGACCATCCTAAGCAAGCGCCTGAATGCAGCCAAGAAAGCCAAGAAGTCCAAGACCGGAACGCGTAAGGTCGCTGCTTCGGCAGTGGTCCCTCGCGGCGGAGCGACAGTTTCTGCAGGCCGCAAGTACCTGTCGGGCCTCGATGCCTGGGGGCGATGCTACCTGCAGTTGTTATCTGACCCGTGTAACGCTCCCCTGTGTGAGTCCGTCTTCGGCGGCTCTGGCACAGGGAACTTCGTGCGAACACGGAGTATGGTGTCCCCTGGAAATTTCCAGGACACCATCTGTCAATTCTGTCCATCCCTGTTTGGGGTCTCCGAGCCCATCTTATATGCAGGAGCAACCGCTGGAATGCCGATTGCCACTGTCAACGGAGAAGGAATACCCTACTTCGCGAGCACCAGCATCGGAGGAAGCGTCCGCTGTCTCGCTGCGTGCATCAAGGTCCACTACACTGGTTCGGAGCTCAGCCGGCAGGGTATGGTTGGTGCAGCGCTTAGTACCCAGCCCACGTACGAGTTGACGGCGACTGGCGCCACCCTCACCCCAGTCACGACGCTGCAGGCGAGTATGCCGCAGATAGACCGGCTGGGTGATCGTGTGCATGAGTACCGTTGGTTTCCGTCGATGAACGACACTAACTTCAATGGCTTGAGCGGGACCAGCCAAACCCCCTTAGCGGTGTCTACTCCACTACAGGAGGTAGGCAACGCCTTGGTGGTGTCGGTCGCTAACGCTCCAGCTTTTGCCGTTACCTACGAAATCACGGCGGTGTGGGAGTACTCCTACACTCAGTCGCTGTCCTCTGGATCGACTCTGGGGCTAGTGCAGCAAGTAACAGCGCCCAAATCTGCCAACACTCTGAACGATGTTGCTCGAGCGATCGGCAACATAGGAAAGTGGGCTTTGGAGGCTACTATGGGTGGACCCGGAGGCTTTGCGAAGTCGATCTGGACGGGTGCCAAGAGGTATGGCCCGAGTCTGCTGGGTATGGCGTTGTAGTGGATGGTTGTTTTGGGGGGGGGAGAGAATAGGACTTGAGAGTGCCCAAAAGTGCGTGAAATAGCGCCAGGACACTAAGATTGGCCCGAGCGTCCCGGGAATGGTGAGAGGGTCTCTGGGAGACCGCCTCCAGTACACGGAGGTCCACCCGTGGGTTCGAATCCCACCCAGACACTGGAT